ACAACAGTATCTATTTCGTTTGTAGTTCCAAGAATACTTAATGATTGTGTGTTTAAGTTTACATCTCCTGTGTTAGTTCCATCTGTAATATCTAAATCACTAGCAGCATCTAAAGTATCTACATAAGACGTTGTAGCTATTTTAGTTGAATTATCTCCTGCTGTTTGTGTTATAGCAGTTGAATTGTTAGGTAAATTAACACCTGTAGAATCTAAAGAAATTGTTAATGATTGACCAGATGCTACTGTTGTTATCTCATTAGATGTACCACCTATGTCCAATATTTGTGAATCTAAATCTATTTGACCTGTTCCAATATCTCCAATAAAATCTAAATCTTCAATAGTTATTTGTGCAGCTACATAATCAATTATAGCAGCTGTTGTTGGAATTGTTGTATCATTATCATTATTAGAAATACCATCAGCAGCATCAACAAATTTAGTTATAATAATATTTTCAGCTGTATCTTTTAATGATCCGAATTCTAAAATAGAATTAACTTTAAAATCACCAGCTGTATTTATAAATAATCCAGTTCCAGTTCCATTTCCGTCTGTTATTTCTTTTAAAGTTGCTGTTATAGCTGCATTATCAATGGTTTTAATTAACCCTGGATAAGTATCTGAAATTCTTGTATTAAATAGACTTGCCATAATTTTTAATTTTTTCTTGTTTTTTTAAAAACGTTTTAAGTTTTTCAATGTTTTTTTGTTTTGGTTTATACCTCATAATACCCAACCATTAAATAGTGCATCATAATCCGGGTATATATCATCGTTTGTATTACTTGTATATTCAGGATAATTTGATTGATTAAATGACATAAAATCTATGAAGCGTCTTGAATAATATTCCATAAATTCACGTGCTTTATCAACTAAATAATCAACTTCATTTTTACTAACTGTTTCGCTTGTTTCAGAACGATGTTTAAATACTCCTCCGTTTTTAATTGTATAACTCGCAAATGGAATATAATAAACTTGAGCTGCCCAAATTAACATTGGTTGTAAATATGTATTTAATAATGTTTTATATTTTTCATTAGCAACATCGTCAATTTCTCCGTTTGCAATTAATGTTGATATTTTATTATATAAATCAGTTCCAGTATAATTTTGTATATCAATTTCTTGGGCAAGTTTTATAAATTGGATAAATTTATCCGTATCAACGTTTCCATCTAAAATCGAATTTCTTACTAAATCTGTTCTATTTATAAATAATGCTGTAGCCATAATTTTTTTATTTTACTCCTGGGTAATGCCCCTCGTTTGGCATATTTATTGGTGCTATGATCGATTCTTTTGTTCCACGTGGATTTTTAATATATGATTTTGGTATTGTTCTTGTTTTTTTATAATCATTTAAAAATTTTGATGGACTTGTATTTGCTTTTAATCTATATAATTGACGATTCCATTTGTGGCGGCAATAAACTCCACCCTTGAATTTAAACAAATCATAAGGTTTTCCTTTGTGTCCTAATTGACTATTTACACCATCACGACTTGCTTTGTCTATTTCTTCTAATCGATATACAATACCTGATTTAGATAAACGCATCATATTTTCGCAAAAATCACGACTTGAATTACTTGGTTTAGTTGATCCAACAGCGTATTTATATCTAATTTTATAATTTTTAGAATCTAAATAACTAAAACCATTAGGTTTAGATGTGATTTCATCTTTTAATTGTTGAAATAAATTCTTTTTTTCTTTTATACAAATATTAGCCCAATCTTCGTTTGATATATCAGCGCTTTCATTTAATTCATCTACTAATTCCCATTCTTCGTTAATTATTTCGCCTTTTAAATTATTTAATATTTGTTCACCAAGTTCTATTGACATTTCAGAATGACTTTCACAAGGCATAAACCAAATTTTATCTCCTTCTTTATGTTCGTGATGACCAGAACAACCCATTTTTTCAGCAGCTTGTTCTGCTTCTTCTTTTGTTTCGTAAACTTTTTTTCCGTCAATTTGTTTTAATTCAATTGACATTTTAACTCCAGTTTCTTCTTCTATTTCTTCGTCATTTTGTACGCTTCGATCTACGTCTGTGAATTCTAATGGTTGTAACGTAATAAAATATAAATTTAATGCAATATCATTAAAAGCTAATATTTGATCAAAGCAATCAATTAAAAGCTCTTGAAATGGACGTATTACTGTGTTGTCCATTAATAAAGATGCAGTTTTTATTTCATCTGCATTATTACCTAAACCTGTTTTGTCTTTTATACCCAAAAGCATTGGACTTACAACACGATGCGCTACGAGTACTTTACTTTGTGATTCGTCAGATAAAAATTGATATTGATTGTGTGCATCTGATAATTGAACAGGTGTAATTTCTGCTTGTGCGTCTTTGTTGTCGTTAAATGACAAAATAAATTTACCTGCGTTACTTGATCCACTAAATTTTTGTGCAATACGTGCTTCGATCATTTCACGTTCTTCTGGATTCGGAGTACCATTATTAAAATTAATTAACATTGATGGAGATAATCCATTCATTATGTTGTTTAAGTGATAATTAGAAATTTCTTCTTCCAATTCAGCATATTGTATTCCACCTTGATAATCTACTGGCGCATAATAATAAAATCCAGATTTATATGGTTTTATATAATATATTTCAATATTTTCTTTTGACATACCAAATGCTGGTATACGTAATGGTTTATCGCTTGGTTTTAATTTAGTCCAATCTTTGAAATAATAATAAGCAGGAATTTCACCATTTTCATCACATTTTTCTGCTCGTAATGTTTCAATTGGCATATGTTCGATTTGTGCAATTTTAGTTCTATCTTTAGAATAAATTATTTGTATAGCACATTGACCCATTAATTTTAAATCATAACATAATTTTCTTACAATATCTTTTTTAAATAATGTAATCATTTGTGCGTATTGATCAGGTTTTTTGTTTGAATCTGTAGCACCTAATCCTTTGCCATATATTTGTTGACTTATACCGTTTACACAAGCGTTATTTGTAGGACTTCCATTGTAACGATCTATTAAAAATTGAAAATAATTGTTGTCATCTCCGTATGCTATCCAATCTTGGTTAGGAACTTCAATTATTTCTGGGCTTGTATATGTGCTTAAATTAACAAAACCAATTTGTGATTTAGGATTTTTTACAAATTGTCCTAAATTGTTTCTTTTTCTATTTTTCATATTACAATGTAATCATTATTATAAGAATTATCTGTTATATATTGATTTTGATTTATTTTATAATATAAATTGTCACTTTGATCTATTTCTTGATCAGTACAGAATATTCTATCTTTAAATATAGTATCTATGTTTGTAGTGTCTATATTCCAAAATTCGTTGTAAACTTCCCATAAAAAATAATTAGTATTCCAAAAATTAGGATCACTAAATAATTTTATATCGTAAAAATGACCTTCAACAAGTACAGGATTAAACGCTTGATTAAACGTTAAATAATCACCAGACGTTGTAGCGTTGTTTATTTCATACGTTTGCGTAACATTTGTACTATCATCACGTATTGACAAAGTAAATTGATTACCATACGTTCTTGGTATGATTTTAAAATTTTGCTGAGCAGTTGTTGTTTTTAATACAATCATTTTATATATAACGTAAATTAAAAGTTATTTTGTACAAATATTATTGCAAAAAAAAAGCACCCATATAGAGTGCTTTAATTTTTACATAATTTATTATTATGGTGTTGGATTGATCGGTGTTTCAGATGCAGGTGTAATTAATCCACTAGCTAAAAAATATGGAGCAGTTTCTTCCATTCCCTCCATAGTTAATGTAAATCCAGAAAGGTCTCCTGCGGCAGCTCCCGTAACCGTAGTTCCGCCAACGCATTCCATTCCGTTTTCTAATCCACATAAAAATTGATTTCCATAATAATCTTCTACGACTACATACGGTCTACCTACTGCAATCATTTGCAATTCGTTTTGTGTTTGTGCGTCAAGATATGTTAATGTTAAATTTAATGTTTGAGTAAAAAATGTAGTTCCATTTTCTCTTGAACTAGTTATTGTTGTTTCAAGTGATGAATTACCTTTTACGTCATATTGGTACCAATCTGGTTGTGTTCCTGTGATTGATGAAACTTCACCATCTGCACCGACCACTACGCCAGTTAATCCACCGAAATCACCAAACCATACGGTTTTAATACCTCCGAAGGCACTTTTACAAGGCAATAATCGTCCTTTATTTAATGTACAAGCCATATTATTTATTTTTTATATTAAAAAAGGGTAGATAGGCACTAACCCACCTACCCTAATTTTTGGTTAATTTATTTATTAAGAATAAAGAACTATTTCAGATCCAATTCCGTATTGTACTCCAGCAGTAAATCTCATAATTACTCTTACGTTTTTACTACCATCGATATCTGCCATATCAATTAATTTTACTAAATTGTAATCTGACATTAATCCAGTACCAAAGTAAAGGTTAGATCTTTGTGCAGCAAACATATAATTGCTTGGTAATCCGTTAGCGACAAATATTTTAACTCCATCGATAGAAAGGTTTTCGTTTCCTCCGTACCAAAGTGTTCCTTTGTTGTCGATACCGTTTGCAACTCCTCCGCCTTGAGCGTCAGTTATAGCAGAATATCCACCAAGTGCTCTAACGTATGCTTTTGCTACGTTTTGAGATACATAAATGAATAAATCATCTTTTCCGTATAATGTGCTTGGTATAGCATCAACTACTTTACCTAATTCAGCAATAACATTTCCAGAATTAACTCCTCCACCTACAGCAGCTACGTCAATTACATCTGCATCAGCAGCAGCTAAAGTTGTGAATCCGTTAAATTCTCCTGCAACAGCACCACCAAGGTTACCTTGCCAAATATTTGATTCTGTCGAAGCAGCAACTTGTTCAGCAACGTGTGCTATTAAAAAACTTGAAAAGTCAGGAGGTAAATTATCAAAAGCTGAATAGCCCATAGATACTGCACCCCAATCGGATTCAAATGGTGTTTTACATAATTCAAGGTTTACTTGAAAATTGTCTGGTTGAATAATACGTTCAGTTAATGTAACTGTTCCTGCGTTTGTAAAGTCACAAGATTCATCGCCTATTAATCCTGAAGTAGCTACTTTTTTAATAACTTCTTTAAATTTAATGTTTGGTTTAATTTCAATTGCACCTTGACTTAAAGTGTTACCGCTTAATAAAGCAGCAGCTATATACTTACCTGCAAATTCTCCAGCATAAGTAGTTGTAATCGTTGGTTGTGGCATAATTTTTTATTTTTATTTATTTAATTGATTTAATATATAATCCATTGTAGAAGGCTTTCTATTTGGAGCAATTCTAAAATTTTCTTTTTTCATATTACCAGATTCTGGATTGTGCTTAATTGGAGCAGCTGCAGGTTTTGATAATTCTTCTTTTAATTCTTCGTTAAATTCTTCTTTTACGGTTCTTGATTTTGGTTGTCTTGAAACATCTTCTTGTTCCATTTCAACTTCTTCTTCTTCCATATTTTTTTCACCGATTTTAGATTTTAAATCAGAAATAGCATCTTCAAGATTTTTAATTCTTTTTTCCATTCCTGCCCAATCTTCAACAACAGCTTCTTTTCCATCGTCTTCCATTTCTTCGTCTTTGTATTCTAGGTCTTCTGTTTCGTCTTTTGATTCTTCTTCTTTTTCTGGAGCTTCATCAGATACTTCACGAACATCGTCAATTATACCTTCTTCAGCTACAACGATTAATCTTCCGTCTTCGAGTAAATATTCTCCAACGGGCATTGCAACCTTTTCGTCATCTGTGAGAATAAAAATTTCTTTTCCTTTTTCAAATGATTCAGATTCAACACGAGTTCCGTTTTCAAGTTTTTGTTCTTCAAGCTTTACTTCTATGTTTAAAAGTGTCTTGATTTGGTTTAACATTTCAGTTGATTTCATAATTATATATATAACGTTATTAATTTATTTTTTTGCATTTTCAAATAATTCTTGATATTGGACCTATTCCTTGAGCCCATAAACTACCATCACAACATTTTCTAGAATATGTATTTTTATCTTTACATAAACAACCACGTTTTGAATTTTTTGGACTTGCTAATCCTGGGAAAAAATTTCTTTGTGATTTATTCATTTATTAAAATACTTTTAATTTTATTTATTAATTGATCAGCTTCTTTATTTTTTGCTAATCCTATAGCATCTTTAGGACGTTCCATTTTGTCGGCAAAATATCCTTCAATTGAAAATCCTTTGACTTTACCAGTTTTAACGTAATCGTTCCAAACTTCGTCATTGTTTACTTTTACAGCACCCATCCAAGTACCAATAGGAACGTCCATACCGTATTTTCTTGATTTGTCGTGTACTTTGTCTTCGACTAACCAAGATTCGACTAAACTTAACCCTGATAATTGATGTGCGTGTTCTAATGTCGAATTATTTTGATTACCTTTAGTTAAATACATTTGGGACGCTTTTAACACCGTATCTTTGGAAAAGTATATATAATATTCATCTTCACCATTATTTCGATATATAGGTTTGTTTGGTATTAACAAAGCTCCCATTAATATTTTTTTATCTTTTGATATTTCTGCTAATTTTATTTCATTACTTTTTAAAGCTATGAAATCTTCTTCTATTGCAGGATTTTCGACTATTGAAATTGCTTCTATTCCAGAATCTTCTTGTGTTTCATCTAAAACTAATTCGACTATTTTCATATTTTATATAACGTTTTTAAATTAATATTTTGCATTTATATAGTAGCACCTTCTACAATGTTACGTTCTAAACCTTGTGCTGTTGTAACATCATTACTAACAACATATGCACGTGTTGGCGCTTGTCCACCAATTGCTTCTGCTAATTGACTTGTAGCACCTTGACCTACGACATTAAATGCTGGTGGAGATGAAGCTGGTGAAATAGTAGGTGTTGATGGTGAACTTCCTCCACTTGCACCGACAGATGCAGCAGCTGATTTAGTTGATCCAATAGCAGCTTTTACAGCACTTAAAACACTAGCTCCTGTTGCTATTGCAGTTAAAATAAACGGAATATTAAATGGTGGTGGTGCTGTATTTGTTGCTTTTGCTACAGAACCCGCTACTTCTGTTGTAGCTTCACTACCTTTAACAGCTGTATCTCCCAAAGCTTTTTTAGCATTTGCAATTGAAGATTTAGCATTCATAACAAATTCTTTTGCCAATATTAATTGTTTTGCTAATAATAATGCTTTTCCAAGTTTTGTTTCTTCGCCAGCCAAAGCAACTGCATTGTCAAATGTTGCCATTTGTTGTGCCTTTTTTTGATCTTCGATTGCTTTTAATTCGTCTGCTTGTGCTTGTGCATCGTCAATTATTTTTTGTTTACGATCAGCATCTTTTGTATCAAATTCTTCTTGTTGTACGTTTTTCTTTTCATCTCGTGCAGCTTCTAAATCATCTGTCGCAATACCAGCTGCTGTAGCTTTGTCAATTAATGTTTGATAATATTCATCTATTTTTTGCAATTTTAAAGCACGTGCATCATCTTCGCTAACTGCTTCTGCATCTCTGATTTGTTTTTTTAATGTTGCTAATTCTTTTTCTTTTTTTATTTTTTCGTCATCAATAATTTTTTGATCTGCTTTTTGTTTAGCAACGGCTGCTTTTCGTTCTGATTCTGCTTCACGTAAATTAGTTGTTATTTCAGCTGTTAATGTTTTTGCTTTTTTTAATCTTGCTGTTTCTAAATTAATTAATTCAGCTTCTAATTTTGCTTGTTCGTCAAGATCTTCTTTGGTTGATTTTGACAATGAATTTTCTAATTTTTTTGCTTCAAAACGTAATCGTGCAGCGTCAATTTCTTTTTTTGTAATTTCTTCATCAATTCGACCAGCTTCTTTTAATGCAGCTATACGATCTTCGATACTAACATTTTCTTTGTCAGCAGCTTTTTCTCTTAATTCATTAAACCTTCGATTTGCTTCAGCTCGTTCTAATAATAAATCACGATCAATTTTATCTGCTTTTGCACGTTGATCAGCTAATTGACCTGCAAGTTTCATTTCTTTTGCAGTTTCTTCTCCAAAGTTTTTTATGCCATCTGTTGCTTCGTTTATGTTTACTGTCATTTCTGCAAACGCAACTGTAGCTCCTGCAAAATCTCCTGTAATTAATTTTGCCATTGCTTTACCAGCATTAAAAATACCCATTCCAAAATCAGCTACAATGTCTGTAACGTTTCCAACAATGACACCAATTTTAGTCATTATTTTAGCAAATTTATTTTGACCTTCTTCTGAACTAGAAAAAGCGGTTGCTAATGATCCAATCGCTATAACAAGTAATCCAATTCCTGTAGCAGCTAATGCTATTTTCATTGATTTAGCGCCTTTTACAACACCTTCTGTTCCTTTTGATACATTTAATAACGAACTTGCTAAACCACCAGTAGCTTTGTCAGCTAATTGCATAACGCCAGATAAATCACCAGCATTTTCTTTTGCTTCGTCAAGTGCTTGATTAGCTTTTTTTCTTGCTTTGGTGTTTTCTTTTATATCTTGTTTTTCTTCTTTTATTAATTTTTTGGTTTTGTTAATTGATTCTTGTATTTGTTTACGCTTGTTTAAATCCCTGCTATTGGTTTTATCTAATTGTTTTTCATAATCACGCAATGTTTTTTCAAGCTTGTCAAGATTTTCATCTTGTTGTTCAAGCATAGCATTTATTTGATCTAATTCTTTTTGTGCGTTTTTAGTATTCGCATCAATTATTATTGTTTTAGTTATTGGCATAGCTAATTTGTTTTTTAATTTGTTTTATACCCTCTTTGATCGTTTCAGGCAGTTTATTTTTACCTGTTGCTATACGGATATTTTCCGTTTCACCGTTTGTATATTTTAATAATTCTAATATATTTTTTATCATAATTTTATTTTAAGAACCACTACATTGTTTAGGATACTCATAAGGGTCATTTTCAAACTCTGATTGCCACCAACCCTCTAATAATAAAGATGGTGCAGTAGGAGTATAACCACTTTTGTTCCATTTATCCCATTTACTTCCTGTTCCTCCATAACCATAATTACCTGTGTCTGCAAAAATTGTTAACTCTTTATTTTCATATAAAGGACCAATAGTTTGAATGACACCTTGAGTACCAAATGTTATACTTGCAGAAGTTGAATAAACTGTAACTAATGTTCTATTTGTGTTTGATGGACAGGGTGTTCCTGTTGGGCTATAATATAAACTTATTTTAAAACTATCTGCTTCTAATTCGTTTATAATTTCTAAACTACTTTTGCCTGTTATTAAATTTGTTTGAACAGTATTTAAAGTATAATCTTGATTATTAATAGTAACCTTGTCGTTCATTTTAAGGTTTTTAATAATGTTTAAAGGTAAATTTGCTTCAACTTTTATTAATCTTCTTTTGCCATTAAAAATATCTTGTATATAATTAAAATAGTTTTTTTGAAATAAGGTATCTGTAAAATCATTATCTGGTGGATTTGATTGAGAACCA